CTTATACAGTTTTTCGAGACACATACGCCTGTCTATTCGTCGAGTTTGAAACCCGAGTTGCGAATGGTGGGTGTGGATGGTCAGGTTAAACCTGCTAGGCTGTTCATGCCAATGCCAACAGAAATGGCCCAAGTTGGGAATTTTTTGTTTGGTGCTCAGAATGAGAGTTTGTCGCGTAATAATCTCAAGCACCCGATTACGATAGGTCTACAAATACCTGGCGTGCCTCTTATACTTCTTTATGATCGTTTGCGGGCTAAGAATAATCAACACTGTAATGATGCTGACGGTTCTAAGTATGATGCAAACTTTGCCAATTTTTTGGCTGTTTTATGTAGAGACTTAAGAAAGAGGTATCTCCCGAAGCAATTTCATGCTATGGTGGATCGCTATTACAACGCAACATACTGTTCGTATGTGGATGTGTTGGGAAATATAGTGATCTTGAATCATCAGAAATCGGGACAGACAAATACAGCTATGGATAATTCTTTAGGGAGTTGTGCTTGTATGTATTTGGCTGCGATCAGGAAAGGGTGGACTTATGAACAATTCTATGAAAGAATAGAATTTTTTGTGAATGGTGATGATTTGATTTTTAGCTCTAACGACGAGAGTTTTGATATGACTTATGTAGCAGATGTCTACAGAAGTTGGGGTTGTTACTTGGATAGTGACAGCCCGCATTTCAAGGAACTTTCGCTTTGTAGCTATTTGGGGACTAATCCCACCGTTAGAACGGTTGGGGATCAGTTGGTCCCATTATATTCATTTCGTACCAGTAAAATTGTTAGTTCTTTCTCATGGTTTCGAAAGGGCACTACAATGGATGATCATTTATCAAAATTTGCGGCTTTAGTGCTGCTGAGTTATGGTGATGAACAATTGTATGCTGAAACCACGGAATTAGTTCGTAATTGGGTTGTCTTACAACAATCGTATGGGGTGGTTTTTAGTGTTCAAAGCTTCGCTTCGCTTATGGCTTTCGTCAACGATCCTTGGGCGTGCTTCTTGGTTTACACTGGATTAGATCTATTGTTAAATCAGAAGCGCGACCTCCGATTTGTACTTGAGGCTCTCGAGTTTTAATTTCTTTTTTTTGTTAAAGCAATATTGGGTTATTAAATTTGAAGCCCAATAAAAGAGAGGCCCTATGGCGAATAAGCTAGGAGCAATAGTTGAGGGATATAAAATCCCTATGGGAACTACACCTGAGGGTGTGAAGTGGGCGATGAAAGCTCTTCATCCGGCTTCCGAGAATATCATTAGTGGTATTCCGGATGGCACTTCCCGTCCTACTGCGCCATGGAATATCATGGCAACGTTTGATTTGACAAAGCCTACGGGATCAGCGACTGAGTCAACTTGGGATGCAGATGTCATCCTGTTTTCTCACCCGCTGATCTTTGGTTATTATCACACCGTGCATGGTGCTGATGACTACCAAGGCGTTTGGTTGAATCCAGCGTTCGGAGATCACCCCTATCCTGATTTGTTTGGTGAATTCTTGGCCTTGGCCGAGAGGTATCGTCAAACTTATCTAGGGGTAACCTGTACTCCAGTGTGTTCTTCCCTGAGTAATCAGGGAACAATTACTGTAGCACAGTATCCGACACAACCGCGTCATTTGACGCACGATTCAGTTTGGGATCCTACAAAGGGGATTCCCACTGAAAGACCTTCGACTTTCTTCTGTTCAAAGAAGATTCCTAACATGAATCCAACGCTGCTAGCAAGGGATCTAAAGCTACGTCAAGCAGCTCGTGATCTTGAGGCGGCCCATTCGTGTAAGGAAACGCCAGAAGTGCGTGTGAAGGGTAAGAAACCCGAAGTCGAGGAGCCTGATACTCCGCAGAATTGGAGCTATTATAGTCCAATCATAGAAGCTTGGGTTGACTACTACAAGGAGGTACAAGCCTTGGCGCAGTTGCCCAACACTTTTATTGGTCAGTTTAAGGACGGCTGTTATGCCCCACTTAAACTTTCTGACTACAGTTTGAAGTGGCGGAATGCTCGTGCTGTGATGGCATACGCTGGTGCTACTGATTTGCTCGCTTTTGAGCTTGACCCCACGTTGTTACGTGATGCCATGCCAAAGACGAGCACTAACAGCTACCCGTATGTTATGCCAGGTTATTCAATGGGTAACGTTGGATTTCCTGTCATCGAGCGTTCTGACAAGAACATCATCCACATGAGTTTTAGAGGTCTGAGTGAATCAGCCTCAGCGAAGATCGTTATCCGCAGTGGTTTCGAGTTGGAACCAATGCCTGCGAGTCCGATCACGCCATTCATGCGTGTGGCCCCTGAGAGCGATGAGGCGGCCCTCATCGCTTATGGCAAGATTGTCCGTCAACTGAAAGATGCTTATCCCGAGGATTATAATTCTTGGGAGAAGCTGGTCAATGTTATTGACCTGGCGTCTAAGGCGGCTGGGACAGTGATTCCGGGAGCGAGTTTAATAGGGGATGCTGCAAAGTTCCTCTACAACACGTTCTCTGGTTCCGGTTCTCATCCTGAGAAGCCACAACAGATGAAGAAGGCAGAAGCTAAACAGGCCATGTCCTCTGGTGCGATGCAACAGAGGATGAATGAACTTCAAAATCAGGCTCTAACTCTCCAACTTGGTCGTGCCCGTAAGGGCGTTGCAAAGGCAGGAAAGAAGAAGAAGA